TAGCTCTTCATAGGTGTATGGATTCTTCAGGAATCTCTTATCGTCATACTGGAGAACAGCCAAGCTAACCGCAACACCATTCACCATATCTTGACTTAATGTTTCAAAGTCATATATCACACTATTCATTTCACCACCTCCACATTAAGCGTCCCAGTCAAAAGGCATTCATTGCCAGACAATTCATATCCATTCTCTTCAAGGTCAAACATAACCATATTACCAGACGCTTCATATAGACTGTTGATATGCTTTCGATTATCTTCTTCCCACCATCCTTCAGTAAGGAACACTTCTGAAACGTTCTCAAAGCAAGACATATTTTCCCATTCCGCAAACACCGCATCTGGATCTAAATCACAATTACCGCCACCAGTACTTATAAGATTCATCAAAGCAATCTCATCTTCGGTTTGCGGAGTAACTTCAATCGAGCCAGTTTGCCACACACTCTCTAGAACAACAATCTCAGCATCACGGGCATATGTTTCTGTCGTGCAGAAGCATCCATTCTCTTTAGGGCTTAACTTATATGTTGTGCCAATTTCTATTCTCATATCCTGCCCCTATCCTGCGAATGATGTCCAGAGTTCCATCGCTTCTTCAAGCGATTCGACTTGGAAGTTTATCTGGTTCTTATTTGACTTTGAATCAAGAGTGTACTCGCTGAGCACTTCATTAGACTTAGCAACAAGTGCTTTGAAATACTTATCACCATTTGCTTTCACATAACAAGTGATCTGTGGGTCTTTGGTTTGAACCTTAATGCCAAAGTATATATTATCTTTCGCAGGAGTCTCAATAATGTAAGACGATGCACGAGTCTCGGTGTATCCAATATTGTTGAACACTTCACTGTTAGATAGAACGAGATCCGAGATCTCAGAGAACATATTACGCTGGCTGTCAACATACGAACCAAACAATTTAGATAAATCTGCCATAACAAAACAATCCTTATAATGACCAGAGACTGAGTTGTCTTCTGGCGACCAATGTGCTATCAAGTAAGACTCAAGGACAAACGAAGCATCCTTTTCATCCAGTTTAAATTTCTCAAGGTTTCTTGCTACAATGACGCAATCGTCAATACTATAACCCTTGTCTTTCAGGTGGGCTAAACATCTTCCACCAGTGCCTTTACCAACATATGCTGGACCAACACCCAAGGTACGACTGCGATACATGTAGACATAATCACCTAGTGTATCAAAGAACGCTGCAGTAGGTTTGATTGGAGAGAACATTTACTTCCACTCACAATCAATCATCATCTCAGTCAACATAGCCATCATGTTGATCTCAGCATCTGCCGCAAACGCAGCTTTGTACTGATAGTCGGCTAGGGTAACAACCACTTGAGGAACACTGTTCGGCGCAACATACTCACTAGCAGTATCATAGATTTTGCGGAACACTTGGGAGGTGTCACCATCTACATTCTGTGCAACCCACTTACGAACCTTGGTGAACTCTTTAGCTTTCATTGAAGTCATCAAGTCTTTCAGGTTCAGGTCAGCAAAGTTCACTAAGATACCAGCATCAATCTTGCCAGTGCCAGCATAACGCTGCAGCTCATTCAAGACTCTGCGGTTATCGGGGAAGTGGCGCTTCACTACTTCAGCAACAACTTTCTTATCATACTCCACATTCTCTTTATCAAGAATACTAGAGACACGCTTGAATAGTTGTCCTGCTAGAGCAGGCTTATCAGAAGCAGCCATCTTGAACTCAACGACAGAACATCGTGAGTGTAGCGGAGCAATGATCTTGTTCACAAAGTTGCATGTCAAGATAAAGCCGCAGTTTGAGCTATACTCTTCCATAAAGTTGCGAAGAGCTGGTTGGACTGTTTCAGCATTAAGATAGTCAGCTTCGTCTAGGATGACATACTTTCTGCCACCCGCCAAAGACATAGACGAGGCGAATCCTTTTATCTTAGTGCGTAGCGTATCAATCAAACGTCCCTCATCGGATCCGTTGATTACGATATAGTCACAACCCAGCTCTTCAAGCATTGCTTTGGCGATAGTCGTTTTACCAACACCTGCGGTGCCAGTGAGTAATAGGTTTGGTACATTTTTATTATCAACAAATGTCTGGAATGTTTCTTTCAGAGCATCTGGCAGGATAGTATCAGCCACGGTCTTTGGACGATACTTCTCAACATACAAAAATTCATTCAACATAATATATTTTTCTCCTCAATATCATACTATTATACTACAGGATAGGTGGTATGTCAAGCACTACCAAAGCACTTTCCATCCTGTAACAGTATTGGTTCGGAATGATCTCCACGCCTTTACGTCCATTCCCCAAACAGGGATGTCAGCCGAGCTGCCAGAAACAGAACTCACAGTAATAGAAGAGCCAGACTCTTCCAAGATTATCGCAGGGTTGAGAGTACAAGGCATCACCCTTGTACCCCCATCATTGATCTTCTCGAAAGTGACTTCGACCACACCCTCTTTGAGACGACCAATCATCTCATTAACTGAAGATGTCAGCATTACTTCAACACCGTTTCGTACAATGCCTCAACATCTTCCATCTCACCAACAGTCTCGCTTAGATTCTGTTTGTGGAAGATCTTAGCCAATTTGTTCAGGTACTTCTTTGGCACATCAACATCATCAGCAAGAGCTTCAATCGCTTCTTTGATGAATTCACGCTCTGCTTCCATCCGTGTGTATGAGTTGCTGATCTCTTCCATACAACCTTTGATACGTTCTTTGTCTGAATCGCTAGACGGTAAAATAATATTGCTCATTGTGTTTCTCCATTGTAAAGTTATATTTCAATTTAATTATATCACACCATAAATATCTTCAGACTCAACCCACGTCATATAACCTTGCTTATGCAAGATGTTTATGATAAGTTCAGCATCTATGTGTGCATGCTCAATCTTAACAAATGTGGGTTTAACTTTCCAGCTATACACGCCGAGGATATTTAACTCATGCCCCTCAACGTCGATCTTCATAAAGTCAATATGATCAATCTCGTTTGCTAAGAGATAAGTGTCCAGTCTACAACATGGCACTTCAATCTTATCCATCAGAAAATGGGCGTTAGCTGGGAGGTCTAACAAGCGAGCACCTAAATGATCCGCATCGTCCACAACACCAATCCCACGCGCCCAGTCATCGGTTTGAATGCTTTGGTTGAACGCAACTATACCATTCTTATTCGATACAGCCATGTTATCAACTTTGACATCATATTGGGCTGTCTTGTTAGCCATAATTTCAGCATAACGTGGATCAGCCTCAATCATATATCCAGACCAACCTGCTTCAGCGAGAGGAAGACACGTGTCAAAATCACACGTGCCTATCTCTAGGAAGACTTTCCCATTACCCATTATATTTGCTTCCAGCCTCAGTAGCAACCCAATACTCAACAACAGAACCTTTGAAGTTAGAGATGCCTTTAGACGACACACTAACCTTATAATCATCAGACATAAACTTCAGATTTTCAGTCTTAAAGATGAACTCAAACTCAGCTTCGGTGTTAGCAACAGACAAACCAAACTCATTAGAAGTCGGATTCTTTGTGTCAGTAGCGACTAATGAGCAAGTGCCATCTGCGCCTCGCACAACGATCTCTGGAAGAGATAATTGGTTAGCAGCATTAACAATCTTCTTATAGTCAGCAGCAGACATATTGAATTGAACTTCAGGATCAGGCAACTCAAGATCCTTTTCTGGTGGAGAAACAACCATAGACGGATCAGTGTATGTGTAACGTGAAGTACTGTTGCCGCCATTCTCTTTAATGGTCAACGACTTCTCGCCAAAGTCCATAACTGCGTCTTCGAACAAGCTAGTGAGACCGATAAACTGATTCAGCTCATAGATCGCAAAGTCCTGCGGGAAAGTCTCACTCACAACAGCAGAAGCAAGGATATTCTTCTGTGGCGATACTGTACGCAAAACATTGCCTGTCTTGAACACAAGAGATGGATTAATGGTAGAAAAGTTTTTCAAAACGTCAAAAGTGTTATCGCTTAATTTCATGGTGATTCCTCATTATTTAAATCGTGATTGTGTAATGCAATCAATGCATAGTGTAATACTTTCATCAAGTCAGCTCGGTTATAGCCGCTTTTTTTACCGTAACGTTGTACATACTTCAGAACATTCCCAAGAGCAAAACCCTCACCATGCCCACAGTCAATGATAAACTCTGTTGCTTGGAACTTGTTCTGCGAGTAGTGTGCTTGATATGTAGAGTCAACATATTCTTGCAACTCATTGAGCAGCTGCCTCTCATTGAACTTGTAGAGATTAGGGTTGAACCTAACATCTTGCTCAGCTCCATCACCTTTCTCAGCTTCTTGGACATCATCTTCGGGTGGAGGAATCTGATCAAAGAAGTCCGCCCATTCGGGTGGTGGAGCCTGCTCAAAGAAGCTGTGCCAAGTCTTCTTATTATATGTTTCAGCCTTATCATATGGGACATATATAGATTCCTCGGGATAGTTATAACCATGATACTTTGCCATTATTTCTTGCCCCTTTTCTTTGATTTAGTTTTGCGGA